ATGGCTGGCACAAACAAACTCAGCGACAAAAAATTAAGGGCGCTCTTAGGGGCTGCCAGAAGCAAAGAGGAAATGCTAGCGGATGGCGAGGGATTAAGCGTGCGGCTTTTACGTTCTGGTGCTATCAGCTGGATATTTGCTTATCGCTTGGGCGGACGTGGTTCGAAACTGGAGCGGTTAACGTTGGGTAGCTACCCGGATATGTCGCTGAAGATGGCCAGAGAAAAGCGCGAGGAGTGCCGATCATGGTTGGCTGAAGGGAAAAACCCTAAATTCCAGCTTGATATTAAGACGGAGGAAATACTCCGGCCTGTTACCGTTCGCGATGCAATGACGTATTGGTTTAATGAATATGCCATTCATCACCGGGTTAACTGGGAAAGGCATCAGGCGCAGGTAGAAAAACATATTTACCCGTATATAGGCGATCTGCCTCTCTCCCTGTGTGAAACCCGTCATTGGCTCGAATGCTTTGATCGTGCGAAACGTGAAACCCCCTACGCAGCCGGCTACGTTTTCCAGATGTGTAAACAGGCCCTCAAATTCTGCCGTGTGCGGCGCTATGCCATTAGCAACGCTCTCGACGACCTGACTATTCAGGACGTAGGCAAAAAGCAGGAGAAGGGCGACAGGGTGCATGATATGGGAGAGCTTACCCAAATCTGGTTATCAACGAACGGAAAAATGTATAAGCCGTATTACGCCTCGCTGCTGCGGCTGCTGGTGGTGTTTGGCTGCCGTTCTCAGGAGGTCAGGCTATCCACCTGGAAAGAGTGGGATTTGAAAGACTGGATCTGGATAGTACCGAAGGAACACAGCAAAGGCGGTGAAAAAATTATTCGTCCGATCCCTGAAGCTATTCGGCCGTTTGTCGAGGATCTATACAAAGAGCATTCCCATTCTGGGCTATTGCTCGGCGAGGAAAAAAAGCCAGAAGCCGTCAGCCAGTGGGGCAGGGGAATTTATAAAAGGCTGGGCCAAGCGGAGCCATGGACGCTACACGATTTACGCCGAACCTTTGCCACCACGCTTAACGATATGGGAATTGCTCCGCATGTTGTCGAGCAACTGCTGGGACATGTGCTGGGCGGTGTAATGGCGATTTACAATCGGAGCCAGTATTTACCAGAAAAACTGGACGCATTAAATAAATGGATGGAACGCCTCGAACTTATCTCTGGTGAACATCCCAATGTAACTATTTTGAAGGTAGCAAAATGAGTAAAAGAATTAAAAGTAAAAGAGACCTGCCAAAACAGTTCGATTTAAAAAAATATGAAATGCTTGGGTCACTATCAGACAAAGACCTTTTTAGACAGATTTATTGGCGAATGGAATGGAAAGAAAAAAACTGGAGTGAAGACCTTGCGACATATTTTTTAGAGCATGGCTGTAATCTTCCATTGTTTGATCACGATCCGTTTGGAGAAATAAATAGTGAGCATGATGATGCGTATTACGAACAGTTTAAAGGTGGGCGGGAATTTGTAGAGCAGTATCAGAGTCATGCAAAATCTAAAAAACGCCTTTCTACAGGTTATGGAATTGGTGTGCTATCAAGGTTAGAAGTTATGCATTTTTCTCAGGGAGATGACCAACGGGGGGACAGAGTGGGAAAACCATTTTGTATTCCTGATGAAGAAGTTAACGAACTATTGAAGGATGATATTAGTAATCACGGTAAACTAGTATCTTATGCATCTGATCCGGTTAGCTTGATTATGGGCGATGTGGCACTTTATATTTCAGTAGATTTGTCTGTCCCTGATGAAATATTGATTTCTGATATGAAAAATCTCCTGCCAAAATGGAGGGAGGAATTAGAGGTTAGTGCAGAGGAAATACAGATTAATAATTCGTGGACAATCATCAGAAAGAAAATAATTGAATATAACGTTTTGCCTTACATTGATTTGCATTTATGGGCGAATGTTAAGGGTGTTTCAATTCCTGGCGGAGTACTCGCTGTCTCCTTGTTCCCTGATGGCGATAAAGAGCAGTTCGCTATTGCACAAACTATTAGACCGTTTATAGATAGATTAATGAACTATGAGTCATTAGAGAAAATAAAGAGGGAAATTTCTAAAGAATAAATTCCTCTTTTGAACTATCAGTGGGGAATGGTTTGTTTTGGCACTGATGATCGACCATTTGTTTTAATTGAAGATGCTCTCGAACCTTAGTGAACGAGAGCATTTTTTTATGAACAATCTTAAACAAGCTCAACCGCAAGCCGAACGAGTCATTCGTGAGGCTGAGTGCCGCCAATTAACTGGGATCTGCCGTACAACCCGCTACATGATGGAAAAGGAAGGTAATTTTCCAGCCCGCCGTAAGCTGGGTGGCCGTGCCGTTGGGTGGCTTTTGTCTGAGGTGTCTGCCTGGCAACAAAGTCGCAGTAAAGCGGCATAAGGGGCGGGATATGGCACATAAAACAAAGGCGGCCATGCCGGGCCGCCAATGCAATAACATTAAACATATTCAGGATACCAGGCTTGCTGCTGGTGGTCAAAGCTTAGGCGCTCCTGAGATTACAGGAACTGCGCCATTGGCGCGGTTAGGGGGTATGTCCAAGAACCGCGAAACCCCCTTTGGGTCAACGAACTTTTCCGTATACCAGCAGGGTACGGCTATGGCGTATACCCCTCAGCCTTTCGGCTCGATGCCTCTTGATTGCAACTCTTTACGGAGAATTCGTTTTATCCAGGTTGCCAGCGATGAATCGCCGTCCTGCTTTGCCATTTCCTCAAGTTGTGCGCGAAATTCTTCTGGTAAGCGCATTTGGTACTGTGGCGATCTCTTTTCTAGCTGTGTTGACATGGTCGTTACCGAAGCCTATTATCATTTACATGGTAACGACCATTGTAATTACAGTTGCCACAAAAGACAACGCCCCGTAGTGCTGAGAACACATACAGGGCGTCTAACCAAAACGTTATACGAGGTAACGAATATGGCTGATCAACAGCATACCCAAACTCACCCAAAATTTACATGGCTCTTTCTGGCAACCCCTAAGAGCCATCCAGACTGTTCGCCTGTAGTTCTGCGTTTTGATACTGATACTGAGGAGAATGCCCGCGCCGCTTTCCCCGGCTGGGAAATGGTATTCGCCGCCAAAATTAGGGCAGAAGCTCCATGCCGGGTCGCGTTCTTTGATTACAACACCCGTCGCGGTTGGGCTTTTGATAGCGCCTCAGACAGAGAGGTAGTTGGTCATGATTAATACATACCGCACTAAAAGCGATCTTCTGACATTGGCTCAAGAGATCGCCGCGCTTCTGTCATGTGCTTCTTATTTGGCAACGATCAGAGGGGATGAAGAGCGTATCCATGTAATGAGTTTAACTGGTCTTGCTTATCGGCTTGCTGATGAACTGGCAAGTGAGCTGGATATCTCGGATCTCGACCAGATTAAGTCTTGCAAGGATGGCGGCCAATGATCAGCAACGTGAAATTTAATGAGCTGGCTGGTCGCGTTGAACAGCTGGTGGGCAAGGTGGAAGAACTGGAAAACCGTATCAAGGCGCTGGCAGATAGTCAGGGCGGTGAGATCCCTCCCGGTATGACTCCTGTCGCTACGCTGGCGGCTGAGTATGGCATTTCTACCAAAAAAGCGGAGGAACTGGCGAAAAATACGGGCGTTATGTTGGTTAAGCTGAAATCAGGTGGCTTTATTGTGCCTGATGAGAAATTCAGGGAAGCGGCCCGACTGGTTCTCCGTAGCGCAAAACGAAAATACGGTTCGGCCTACTGGTTTCATCCGCTGATAGGCAAATTCCAGATGAGCGGAGGGATCCCTAAATGAGAAGCAAAAACGCGCCAAATGTTAAGTGCCTACCAAAGGATATATTCACAGAGGCGATCATCTTTGCTGGTGCAGATGCATTTGCCCATGCACAACATTGGATCGAGAGTGAGGGAAAAAAAGCAGGTGATGATATACCGCCTGTTTACCTGGGTAAAAAGCAACTGGTTGAGCTTGAGAGCCTAAAAATCGTTGATGATGGCCGCCAGTGTGTGCGAGTTATTCGAGCCGGGGAAATTGGCGAAGCTTATCTTACCCTTATTGCCCGCAAGCTGGCTATCGCTGGTGTGAAGGAGGCCCGTCTCTTCAATGGCATGTATGATCCAAAGCCAGTGGAGGACTGGTCGCCACGTTTGCCTGGGTTACGTGAAGAATCTGAGCGTGGTGATAACGTCATCGTTAATCTACCTGTCAGCAAGAAGGAGCCAATGCGGGAATGGGTAGCTCCGGCACTAAACCAGATGGGGGCCAGCCAGCGAGGTGAGGTGTTGCTGGCTCACTATGATGGCAACCTGGCTATTCATGCTGACTCTGACACGGTTCACTACTACAACGGGGTGGTGTGGAACCCTTTGCCTGATAAAGAGCTGCAGCGCGAAATGGCACAGATTTACATTGATGCTGAAGTGGCCTATTCACAGAACGCAGTCAAATCGGCAGTAGAAACCATGAAACTAAGCCTGCCAGTTATGGGTGTGACAGCTCGAAATCTGATTGGCTTCAGCAACGGGGTATTTGATACCAGGACGGGGCAATTCAGGGAGCACAGCAAAACCGACTGGCTGATGATCGCCAGCGAACTACCGTTCAGCCCTCCAACTGATGGCGAGACGCTGGCTAGCCATGCGCCGAACTTCTGGAAATGGCTTCGCCGTTCCGTGGCCAGCAATGACCGCAAGACTGACCGTGTTCTGGCCGCGCTGTTTATGGTGCTAGCGAACCGTTACGACTGGCAGCTTTTTCTTGAGGTAACGGGTCCTGGTGGTAGTGGTAAAAGCGTTATGGCGGAAATATGCACGATGCTGGCGGGTAAGGCCAATACCGTATCTGCCAGTATGAAAGCGCTGGAGGATGCGAGGGATAGGGCGCTGGTGGTTGGTTACTCGCTGATCATCATGCCGGATATGACACGATATGCTGGCGATGGTGCCGGGATTAAGGCCATAACTGGCGGTGATAAGGTGTCGATAGACCCCAAACACAAGGCTCCATACTCGACACGTATTCAGGCGGTAGTGCTGGCCGTCAATAACAACGCTATGACCTTCAGTGATCGAAGCGGGGGGATATCGCGCCGCCGGGTGATATTCAATTTCACCGAAGTCGTGCCAGAAAATGAGCGGGATACGATGCTGGCCGAGAAGATAGAGGGGGAGCTTGCCGTAATCATTCGTCACCTGCTGACCCGCTTTGCCAGCCAGGACGAAGCCAAACGGCTATTGCACGAGCAGCAGAAATCAGAAGAGGCACTGGCTATCAAGCGTGAGGGTGATTCGCTGGTGGACTTCTGCGGCTACCTGATGGCGTCGGTGGCATGTGACGGGATGTTTATCGGTAACGCTGAGATCGTCCCCTTCAGCCCGCGCAAATATCTGTATCACGCCTACATGGCATACATGAGGGCCAATGGCCTGAATAAGCCCGTATCGTTAATGCGGTTCGGTACGGATATGCCCGGTGCGATGGCCGAGTATGGGAAGAAGTACGAAAAGCGGAAAACCAAGCACGGTATCAGGTCAAACGTTACGCTGCACGACGACTCAGGCGACTGGATGCCATCCTGTTCCGGTACTTCTGAAAACAGCGGGGTAGAGTAAAGTTATAGAATAAGTGTTCACCAGTATTCACCCTGTTAAAAAGTTTATTTATAACAGCGTGTTAAGGGGTGAACACTTATTTTTTAAGTATTCACCAAGTATTCACCTGTTCACCTTTTGTTTGTTTTTCGTCCTAAAGGGTGAAGGGTAGGGTGAACACTTGTGAACACCTGAAAGAATAGTATTCACCATTTAACTATATGAATTTAATTACTAAATTCGCAAGGGTGAAGGGGTGAACACTTAAACGCATATTTTTTAATTTTATATCTCTATCTACTTTTCTTTTGCCGGGGTTTACCCGGCTTTCTTTTCTCCATTCCTGATTAATCTGTTTTTCTGATAGAAATGATTTTACTTACCACTTTAAGTGATCAATTATTGGTTATGTACCATCAATCACGATAAGGGTAAGAAGATGGCAGAACGAAACAGTAAGCAGCACGATAAGGGCGGTACGGTTCATATTGATGCTGAGACGATGAAGAAAATTGAAGAGTACCAGGCATTCATCCGCAAGAATCACCCGGAGATGCCCGTGCCGACTAAAGGTCAAATTGTGCGCAGCAGTGTGAACTACTGGCATCACCATACGCTGGGGGCATGGCTATGAAAGGCTGGTACACCATTAAAGCATCCAACGACGCCACCAGCGCCAATATCAGTATTTACGAAGAGATCGGCGGCTGGGGTATCACTGCCCAGCAGTTCTCTGAGGATCTGAAAGCCCTGGGCGATATTTCCCATATCAACCTGCACATTCACTCACCCGGTGGCGACGTATTCGACGGGATCGCTATCTACAACCTCCTGAATAAACACCCGGCAAAAGTCACAGTGCATATCGATGGCCTGGCCGCTTCTATGGCGTCAGTTATAGCGATGGCTGGTGACCGCATCGTTATGCCAGAAAATGCGCTCATGATGATCCACAAGCCGTGGGGAATCTCCGGTGGTAATGCCAACGATATGCGCGACTATGCCGAGCTGCTGGATAAAGTTGAAAACGTCCTGATCCCGGCTTACGCCCGCAAAACTGGGAAGTCTGCTGAAGTGCTGGCGGCCATGCTGGAGGATGAGACCTGGATGGATGGTCGTGAATGTGTAGCTCAGGGATTCGCCGATGAGGTGTTACCGGCGGTCAGCGCAATGGCCTGTATTGAATCGAAACGAATTGAGGATTTTGAGCATATGCCAAAAGAAATTAAAGGGATGATCACCGGCCCGAAAGGCTCCACCGGCAGCGCGGTTCCGGAACAAAACCGTATCAACGGGATTAAAGACCTGTTTGCTATGTTCGGCGGTAAGCATGACTCACTGAAGATGCAGTGCCTGGAGGATGTGGACTGCACGCCAGAAAAAGCGAAAGACATGCTGCTGACTGCACTGGGCAAGGTTGCCACCCCATCGAACAAAAGCACTGATGCACACATTTACGCTGGTAACGGCAACATCACCGGCGATGCTATCCGGCAGGGGCTTTATTCCCGCCTGGGTCACGAACGCGCCGAACGCGGGAACCCTTATGCCATGATGAGCCTGTTTGAAATGGCTCAGGCATCGCTGGTGGATCGTGGCATTAGTATCAGCGGCTTTGGCAACCGCTCGCAAATTGTGAATCTGGCCTTTACGCACAGTACCAGCGACTTTTCCCATATCCTTGCTGGTGGCGCTGAGAAATCTGTACTTACAGGCTGGCAAAAAAGCGGTGAAACTTTCCAGCAGTGGACGAAAACCGGCTCGCTATCCAACTTCCATGAAGCCAAGCGCGTTGGGCTGAATGGTTTCTCTGAGCTGGATAAGGTGCCAGAGGGGGCCGAGTATAAATATGTCACCACCAGTGACAATGGCGTACCTATCGCTCTTGCGACGTATGGCAATATCTTCTCCATTACCCGCCAGGCCATCATCAATGACGATTTGAGCCAACTGACGACCGTTCCTCAGGCTATGGGCCGTGCTGCTGCGCGTACTGTAGGGAATCTGGTCTATCTGAACCTGACGGCGAACAGCAAGTTTACAGACGGTAAGCCGCTATTCCATGCCGACCATAAAAACCTCATCGCTAAAGGGATGGATACTGACGGACTTAATGAAGCCCGTAAGGCTATGCGCCTGCAGGAAGACGCGAACGGCGATCCGATCAATGTCATTCCTGCCTATATTCTCGTTCCTGCGGCGCTGGAAGGGGCAGCCAATCGCGCGGTGCTCTCATCTTCCTCGTTGTTCCCTGTAGACCAGGACGGCACACTGAACCAGAACCCCGGCATCATTAACGTGGTTAAAGATATGGCTCAGGTTGTGGTTGAGCCGCGACTGGATAAGTCAGACAACAAGCAATGGTATGTTGCGGCGGCACAGGGCACAGACACTATTGAGGTGGCTTATCTCGACGGGATGGATACGCCATATCTTGAGCAGCAGGAGGGCTTCACCGTTGATGGTATCGCCTGGAAGGTGCGCATTGATGCAGGTGTGGCCGCGCTGGATTACCGCGGGCTGGTCAAGTCGAGTGGGGCATAAGAGCCGAGGCGGCCACGGCTGCCGTTTCTCGTGGGTCCTCCTGGCGGGGTGGCCTTCCACGGGGCGGCGCGCTCGCGGGAAACGGCTGGTTTTTGAATTCCATAGTCATCATCATCATTTGCTAACTGATTGATTTTAAATACATGAAAATCTTAAAAAGTGGCAATGATGATGGTTTGTATGTTTTTTGTTCATCATCATCGGGGGAGAATGATGAAAACAATACGGCTGACAATTACTGAACTGGCCGACGTCACCGGGATTCACCGGCAAACGGTATCAAAGCGCTTACAGGATATTCCACCTGAGTCGGGCAGTAGCTGTAAGAGAAAGTATTACGACCTGAAATTAGCATTGGCGGCAATTTACTCTAACGGAGAAATACAGAATGCAAAGTAAAGAAGTGATGACCCGTATTGAGCTTAGTGGTGTACTGGCTAAAACGTTCGGCCGTGTTCACCACCGAGTAATCAGAACGACTCAGGAAGCTGGCGTAGCATTAGCGGCGACAATTCCGGGATTTGAGCGCTTCATGATTAATAGCAAAGACAAGGGACTGACCTTTGCTGTTTTCAGGGGGAAGACAAATATTGGCGCCGATGATTTGGGTTATCCGGTAACGGGTGAGGTCATTCGCATTGTCCCGGTTATTGCTGGCAGCAAAAAAGCTGGTTTGTTCCAGACAATAATGGGGGCCGTGCTCGTTGCCGCAGGGGCTATTGCAACCTTTGTTTTTGATCAGCCATGGGGTGTTAACCTGATGGTTGCTGGTGGCTCTATGATGGCTGGCGGTGTTATCCAGATGCTTTCCCCTCAGCCCGGAGGCTTAGCCCGTAAAGAGTCCCCCGACAATAAAGCCAGCTACGCCTTTGGCGGTGTCACTAATACAGCCTCGCAGGGCTACCCGGTAGGGCTTCTATACGGCAAACGCCGAATTGGTGGCGCAATTATTTCTGCTGGTATTTATGTGGAGGATGAGCTTTGACAAATCAGGCGAGGCTCTGGCCGGAAGGTGAGGTATTTACCCGTGAAGTGTTGATACCGACAAAGGACGGTGCTTTACCCATTGAGGTGACTTATGTTGTCCCTCCGTTCGAGGTCGTCGTTGCTCTGTGGCAGAACAAGGAACATGAAAAAACGTATCCGCTTTTTCGTCAGTTTATTCAGGGCTGGAGCCTGGAACAAAATCTCACCGATAACGTGCTTAAAGCCTTTTTGAGAGCTTACCCGGGAACCGCAAATAAAATTATGCATGGCTGGCAGGAACATATGCAAAGCGCACTAACGGAAAATGCGCATCTTTTTGCTGTGCAGAGCCAGACCCTTAACTGAGGCAGAGGGACGAATGTTAAAACATGAAACTCTGATAGCTGCAATTGAGGCCGCTGCGGAGCTGCGTGGATTTAGTCTTAATGGGCAGGAACGGCTGGTTGTCCGCACCTGTATTGATACTGCAATGGCAGATAAAGCACGACACAATAGGCGGATGGCGGCCAGTACTTTCCACTGGCAGAAACCTATTTTGCTAAGATAGGGTATTCATATTAGATAAAAAAAGTTCAGAAACGCCTTGTGGAATTCTTTGATTTTAACCATACATATGTAGGGGATTTCACTCAGAAGGGTAATATCGATGGCCGGACAATTAGATGATGCAGCAAAACAGATTTTAGGCACATTGTTAGCTGATTTCAGTGATCGAGGATTGACCGCACAGGACTTAAAAAAGGGGTATGAAGGACCGAATATTGAAGCCCTTGCTACTGCTGTATGTAGTGTGGCTGATTTTACCTCTGTTGATTTTGAGGTTGCATTCGGTGATTTAGAAAAAGCTAAAATGATAAAAACAGGCCCAATGGCGATGTATGATAACGACAGAAGAAATAGTGCCGTTTTCATAATGGGATCCTATAGCAAGCGTGAATTCGTTTATTTAACAGAAGCGGGGTATAAGGAATCGCGTAAAATGCCAAATCGCCCACAACGTGTTCAGCGTATAGTCAATAATCTGACCATTACAGGCGGTCATTTCAGCAATACGCAACTAGGGCAAGGAGAAGCTGTTTCTCAGACCCAAGCCATCACAACTAGTTCTGATACCGAAATAGTTGCAAAGCTGATCTCCATCCTTGAAAGCCAGGGCCAAGTAGTTAACAACGATCAACGTTCAGACATTGAAGCAGCTGTCGCAGCTGCTAATGAAGGAGATGGTAAAGAAGCCAAATCTTTGCTGGCTAAGGTTTGCGGTCCAGTCTGGGAATCAGTACAACCGGTTATGTGGCCGATTGTGGGTGAGCTGGTCAAGAAAAGCCTTGGACTTTGA